GCGTTGAGTGGCTTGCTCGATATGGCATTGGTAAAGACATGGCTGCAAAGATTGCTAAAACGCCTTGGCAAAAAACTGATAACGGTTTGTACATGGCTAACACTGAAGAGTGGGTAAGTGACGCTACAATTGATTCTTTGGCAAAAAAGGGTTTTAAGTATAAGTTTCCTCGTCAAAACTTTTCTAAGCTAAGTGATAAAGAGTTAACAAGTCACTTTAATCAAGAGTTTGAAGGCGCAAACATTTACACAGACCCAAAGATTGTTAAGCCTTATTTTGACAGAATAAAAAAAGAACAAAATCTTAGCAGCCTTCTTGGGCGGTTTGTAGATTTTAGAGATGTTGATGATGGTTTCTCTGTTCATATTGATAAAGATGCTGTTAAGGCTCGATTTGATTTAATGAAAAGTGATCCTCGATCTGGCGATCAAATTCTTAAAAATGCAAAAACTGCTGTTGATGAAGGAAGACTAAGCAAAGAAGAATTTGCACACCTTGAAAATGAAATAGAAGCTGCTGATTTGTTTGAAGAAGTTGATGATTATTTTGAGTATATTCTTATGCATGAGCTTCAGCACAGTGCAATAAGAAGAAGTGTAAACGAAACTATTGATTCTTATGAGAATCGTATTGATAAAGCAGCAATTAGTTATATTCGGAATAAACAAGAACAGGGAAAGCAAAACGCTTTTGAGTTAAGAAAGCAAAAGGTTCTTGAAGAACAGGAAGAGGCTGTAATGCAGTTTCGTAGCGCACTTAACAGTGGTGTTTTAAATACAATCATGTCTGGTACACCCGCTGATAAGCCAATCATTACTGATGGTGTAGCCTACATTCCTATGAGTGTAGCTTCTAAGTTTGGTATGAAAGAACATCCTAAATTTAAAGGGTATGCTCGTATTGAGAATGGTTTGATGGGGCTACCATTCCAGTTCTATAGCTTTGTTCTTGCTAACGTAAACAAAACAGTGGGTGCGCTAGCTCAAGGTCAGATTAAAAACAGAGCAATTGGCTCTGCTACGATGATGGGCTTAGCATATATGTCATTGCAGCTTCGTACTCCAGAATACATTTGGAATGATATGAGCGCACAAGATCGTTTTGCTCGTAGCTTTGACATGAGTGGCATTATGGCCCTGTACTCAGACATATTCTATACTGCTATGCACACATCTTTAGCGCTTGGTGGGCCTAATATTACTGGTGGATTAATATCACCTAAGTTTAAACAAGAAGCTAGTGTAGCTGATGCGCTAACAGGTCTTGCTGGGGCTGGCCCTTCTTGGACTTATGATACCGCAAAAGGTGTAGTTAATTTTGCTAGTGGTAACTATGCTGAAGGCGGCAAAGACATTGTTCGCAATCTTCCTTTTGCTCGAATGTGGTTTATTAAAGATGATGTAAATCAAATTACAAATGCTTGGGCTAATTAATTTGTCCTAGAATCTTTGTGCGTTGATCTAGTGCTTGTTGATATGAGATTAGATATGTCAGGAAAGGTATAAAATGACTATTGATGTATCAAATAACAATCCGAGAATAGAATATACTGTAGGTCAAGGTGTTGTCCAAACAGTGTTTACCGTTCCTTTTGACTTCTTTGAAGATAGTGACGTTAAAGTTTATGTTGATGGCTCATTAAAATCTCTTGGAAGTGACTATAATTTAACTGGCGGCGATGGCTCTACTGGAACAATAACATTTGTTACGGCTACTCCTCCTGCGGTTCAGCAAGTTACTGGCGCTACTGGGGGTTCAACTGTAGTTGTTGCTCGTCACATTGCTCTTGATCGAGTTACTGATTTCATTGCAAGTCAGGATATTAATAGAGCTGCATTAAATACACAGTTAGATACTCTTGTAGGTCAGATTGCAGACCTCGATGATAAAGTAGATCGTACTTTACATATTAGCGATTATGAAGTTGCTCCCTCTTTGGCTCTTCCTTCGATTGATAACCGCAAAGGTCGAGTAATTGCATTTCACTCTACTACTGGTGCAGTAGAAGCAGGGCCGCTATCAAGTGATATAAATGCAATAGCAAACAATCTTAGCGAAATACTCGCTGCTGATGATAATGCTGCTGCTGCCGCTGCGTCTGCTACTGCGTCTGCTAATAGTGCTACCGCTTCTGCAACATCTGCTACTGCCTCGGCTACCAGTGCTACTGCTTCTGCTGCTAGCGCTACTGCTTCCGCGGCTAGTGCAGTAGACGCTACTACAAACGGCGCAGCGCAAGTCGCATTAGCTGAAACTCAAGCAAATAATTCTGCTACGTCTGCTACAGCCAGCGCTACATCTGCTACTGCTAGCTCTACATCTGCTACCGCTAGTGCTGCTTCTGCTACTGCTGCTGAATCATCTAAGACTTCTGCTGAATCTGCCCAATCCTCTGTAGCTGCTAATGCTACTGCTGCTGAATCTGCAAAGATTGCTGCTCAAGCATCTCAGAGTGCAGCGGCAACTTCAGAAACAAACGCCGCTACAAGCGCAACAAACTCTGCTAATTCAGCTACATCTTCAGCCGCATCGGCGGTTACCGCAACCTCAAAGGCTACGTCTGCCGAATATTGGGCGCAAAGAGCTGCGGGTTGGTCAGCACAAACAGAATCTCAAACTTACGATATATCTTCCAATACTGATTTTGGTCTTATTACTGATGTGGGTTCTTCTCCGTTTTCAAATGAGTCCAATTTATCTCAATTAACTATGTCAAAGGGCTCTTTGACTTATAACTACGGAGTTATCTAGCTATGGCTACTCAAGTACAATTTAGAGGTGGAACTACTTCTGAGCATTCTTCATTCACAGGTGTTTCTAGGGAAATAACTATTGATACAGATAGGGATACCATAGTTGTACACGACGGCTCTACAGCGGGAGGCTTTCCTTTAGCTAGTGAAAAAGGTGCTGCATTTACTGGCAATGTTACATTTGGTGCAGGTGTGAACGTAACAGGTACAGCAGTAACAGATGGACTTACTGTAGCTGGCAACCTGTCAGCCGATGGTGGCACAATCAAGTTGGACGGTAATTACCCCACTGGCACAGGCAACGTGGCTCTGGGTGATACTGCGCTGGATAGTGTGGCAAGCGGTGGTACAAACAATACTGCTATAGGTGCAAACGCTGGCACTGCAATTAGCACTGGGAATAGAAATACTGCGGTTGGCTTTGACTCTTTAAAGACAGTTACAACAGGTAATCATAATACTGCGGTTGGATATCAAGCCTTAGAACTCAATACAGGTAATAACAACACGGCGGTTGGTGATCAGGCGCTTGAGGCTAATACCTCTGGCGCTAACAACTCGGCAGTGGGTGATGACGCATTGGTGGCTAATACTACTGGCGCTAGTAATGTTGCGATGGGCGCTAGTGCATTAGGCTCCAACACCACCGCAAGCAACAATGTGGCCGTTGGGTATCAGGCTTCGTATTCCAATACTACTGGTCCTAACAACATTTCCTTGGGCTTCCAAGCAGGATACTCCAACACTACAGGTGCTAGAAACATCTCTATGGGTGTTCAAACATTTTACACGAATACCACTGGCACCGACAATACTGCCCTCGGTTATGGTGCATTATACTATAATACTACTGCAAGTCATAACACTGCCACAGGTGTTTCAGCCCTACAAAGTAACACCACTGGAAACCGGAACGCAGCTTTTGGTTCTCAAGCTCTTTACTCAAACACCACCGCAAATAACAACACCGCCGTTGGGTATCAGGCTGCTTATACTAATACGACAGGTACAGAACTAACCGCAATCGGAAGAAAGTCTTTATATGCCAACACAACAGGTAATTACAATACTGCGGTGGGTTTAAATTCTCTTGTGACGAATACGACAGGCTCATACAACGCCGCTTTGGGTGTGCAGTCGCTTAATAGCAACACCACTGGAATCGGTGGAACAGCGGTTGGGTATCAGGCTTTGTACGCAAACACTACAGGCAGCAACAATACTGCTGTGGGCAGAGATAGCCTCCTAACGGCAACAACGGCATCTGATAATGTGGCTGTTGGTAGAGAAGCAATGAAGAGAGCCACAACTGGTCATTCAAACACAGGCATTGGTACAGAGGCATTAAAAGAAACAACAACAGGGACATCTAACACAGCAGTTGGGAATGACGCCCTCTTATCCAACACTACCGCAAGCAACAATACTGCTGTTGGGTATCAAGCAGCGTATAACAATACGACAGGCGTACACAATCAAATTTTGGGTTATAGGGGATTACACACTAACTCTACTGGCGGTTACAATATCGCTGTAGGATCAGACGCTTTACATAATAACACCACCGCAAGCTACAACACCGCAGTTGGGTATCGTGCTGGATTTAGTGCAAACGCAAATGGAGTTAGTACTTTTATAGGTGGTGACTCAGGTAAATTAACCACAGGCGGTGGTAATACTTTTGTTGGTAAGGATTCTGGGTATTGGGTGACCACTGGGACACAAAACACCATCTTAGGACGCTACAGCGGCAACCAAGGCGGCTTGGACATCCGCACCTCAAGCAACTACATCGTGCTTTCGGGTGGGGATGGTGAACCTAGGGTTTGGCACACAGGTTCACATCTAGCTTGCCCGACTCTTTACAGCTTCCCTGTCGCTGGTCGTGATGTTTATGTCGATAGTAACGGCACTGTTGGATACCTTTCATCCGTCCGTGAATCAAAGACAAACATTGTTGATTTTACTGACGCTTCTTGGCTGCTTAGTCTTTCACCTAAAGCGTTTAACTATCGCACAAAGGATGCTGATAACAATTACACCGATCAGGCAGAGGGTGAGCTTTATTATGGATTAATTGCAGACGAGGTTGAGTCAGTAAATCCTGATCTTTGCTTTTACAATGAAGTGGACGGGGAGCAAGAACTTGCAGGTGTTTCATATTCAAAGATGATTACGCCAATGCTCAAGTTAATCCAAGAACAACAGGCAACTATTACGGCTCTTGAAGCGCGTATCGCAACCCTAGAAGGATAAGACTATGGAACTAACAGAAGAAGAAATCGCACAGAACTACACGGCAATGGGTCACTCCGTTGAGCTGTTGAACGCTGGCAAGCCAGACGACATGGAAAATGTCGATTGGACAGATGCAGTTGCTCGTAACGTTGAGCATCTAGAACTCATGGTGGCAAAAAACTACTGGACTTCAGAAGACATGACCGCTGTAAATGCTGCAATCGCAGCTAACTCTTAACCCAACTGAAAGGAAATCACGATGGCTGAGAAAAAAACAAACACCATTACGATTAACGACAAAGACTATAACGAAGATGAGCTAACAGATAATCAAAAGGTAATAATAAACCATATCAAAGACCTTGATCGCAAGATTGGGTCTGCACAATTTAACTTGGATCAGCTGCATGTGGGAAAGCAAGCCTTTGTAAATATGTTAGCTACATCTCTTGAGTCTGATGCCGAAGAAGCTGAAGTCGTAAACTAGGAATACCAATAATGGACAAAAGAACTGTAGCATCCGCGCATGAAAGGATTGATGGCTTGGAAAAAGAAGTCATTGCCATAAAGACTGAAGTAAAAATCCAGTTTAAGGATTTGTTTGGTCGCGTTAAGCGTATGGAATCAATCATGCTGGCTGCTACAGGTTCTATCATTGCCCTCTTGGTGGCTGTGCTAACAAAGATGGGTTAATAAAATGGACCCTGTTAGCGCAATAGCTGCGGCAACAGCGGCCTACCAAGGAATTAAAAAAGCTATTGACGTAGGCCGCGATATCAGCGGCATGGCTGGCACAGTAGGGCAGTGGTCTAAAGCTATTAGTGATTTAGATTACATGGAGCAGAGAGCGCTTAAGCCTCCTGCTTACAAAATGTTTTCAAACACTCAGACCGACGCTATTGAGCTATGGGCTCATAAACAAAAAGCAAAAGAGATGAGGGAAGAATTAAAAAACCATATCTCTTGGACGTATGGCCCTTCTGCTTGGGAAGAAATTCTAAGGATGGAAGCTGAACAAAGAAAAATACAGAAAGACCTTGTGTATAAAAAGCAAGAGCTAATAGATAATTGCCTCAACGGAATCATCATTGGGCTGCTACTGCTTGGTGGTATCGCGTCTTTGATATTTGTTATGTATCTCTACAATGAACGAAACGGAAATTACTAATGTGGTTTTTGCTGTGGTTTCAATTTGTAAATAGTCAATTAAGCTATTTTGAAATAGGTCAATACGAAACAGAACTATCTTGCATGAATGCAAAAGATAAAGCTTCAGTAATTGTAACTAATAATAATCAATCATTAGTTTGTTTTTTAGTAACTGCAAATGAGAGGTAATTAAATGGCAACGAAGCTAGACGAATGGAAAGTTTTACCGCGCCTTATGATGATGATTATGACGATCATGTATATTCGATGTTTAGAGTGGGCAATATCTCAGCCTGATTTATCTGTGTCACAAGCTGGCCTTATCTCTGTTGTAACTGGTGCTATGACAGGATCGTTTGGAATATGGATGGGAAAGGAAAGTAAATGATTGGTCAAATACTTGGGTCAGTTGGCAACCTTGCTGCTAGTTACATCGATGGCAAGACTGCGATTAAGAAAGCTGAAGCTGAAACTAAGATGAAGATTGCTACTGGTGAGATCAGCTGGGAGCAAGCTGCTATTGAGGCTAGTTCTGATAGCTGGAAAGATGAGGCTTGGACAATTTGTTTTATAGCTATTGTTATGGGTAGCTTTATTCCCTGGATGCAACCTTACATGGAGCAAGGCTTCAAGAATCTTGAGGCTGCGCCGTCATGGTTTTCTTGGGCAATGTATGCCAGCATAGCTGCATCATTTGGAATACGTACAATGAAAGGATTTAAGAAATGAGTTTTAAATTATCACGACGTAGCCTTGATAGACTTGAGGGTGTAGATGAGCGTCTGGTCGCTGTCGTTAATCACGCAATCACTGCAACCAAAACAGACTTTGGTGTTATCCAAGGGATGCGTACAGTAGAACAGCAAAAAGAATTGGTAGCTAAAGGCGCAAGCCAGACAATGAGATCAAAGCATTTGACAGGTCATGCTGTTGATCTGATGGCTTACATCAATGGTCGAGGCTCATGGGAGCTAAACCTATACGATGATCTAGCTGATGCTATGAGGGAAGGCGCTGACATGGTTGGCGTTGCTGTTAAGTGGGGCGCTGCTTGGTCAGTTGGTGACATGCGTAACTGGGACGGCACAATGGAAGAGGCTATGAACTCTTACGTTGATCTGCGTAGATCGCAAGGTCGCAGACCCTTCATCGATGGCCCCCACTTTGAGTTAATCACTGGATAGTTCTGAAGCTAAAGCTAGGTATCCGATGCCGTCAACAAAGCTATCTGAGTGTGCGCCATTGCATAGTCTGGCTAGCTTTACGTCTGCCATCATTACGCCAACGTGCCACGGTTTAATATCAACGCCTAAGAGTTGAGTCCATCGTTGGGCTATGTTCTTGAAGTTATCTTCTGGCTTACCGTATAGCTCTTGCCTGTGATTGCTAATGATTGATTGCGCTGTGCGGATGGTTGCATCTCTGTTCATTTGGTTGTCTCCTTTGTTAAGTTTAACATTGCCAGAACATAATCTAAATGTTCGACGTAATAATCTAAGTGCGCTGCATTCATGTCTGATCGCATTGCATTTAGATGAGCCTTTGCCATTTCAATATCAATCATCTTTGCGACCGATCTTTTTTAAATCAGCCTCAAATTCTTCGATTAACTTTAATAGCTGTTTAAATGTTGGTGGTTCATAAGTGTCTGGCGAACTTATGTGCGCCTTCAATCTATCCATAATTTCATTTTTCATTTGTTTCTCTCCGCTACTTCGAGCAGTGCAATGCACTCCTCTATGTATTGTTTAAGATTAGCTCTGCTTCTTTTGACTGCATCTTCTTTGAGAACGGTTAATTTTTTGTTTAGCATCTTGAGTGCTTTGTTACCTGTATCGTTCATGCTTCCTCAAAACTTTTGTGAAATAAATTAATTTTGTAACCTAGACATAGGTATGTTCTACCTAAAAAAAGGGCGGGACCGAAGCCCCGCCAGTTACAGGCGAACCCTGTCAAATGATTAGAATGGAATCTTATCATCGAAGGGTTCAAGGTTGATCTCATTCGCTGTCTGCCGGCTTTGCTGTTTGTCTGAGACATTGAATGTCATGTACGGCTTATCATCTTTCATCTTACGCCAAGCTGCAAGCCTCCGTGTTTCATTGAAGGGGCCAGTATAATCTGGCGCTGCTTCGTTGCCCTTCTTGTCGTTCTCAAATAGAACCCCAACCTTTTCATAGACCTCGATGATTGTACTGCCATCGCGTGTCTGATCTTTAACTAGAGTTACCTTGCGGTCATTGCCTCGATCATTGAGCTTGCCTTGAAGGATCAATGCTTGTGTTGGAAATGGTGCAAAGGCTGCGCCCTTGTCTGTGTTATCGTATTCTTCTGCCATGCTTCTGGCTCCTTTTAAGTTATTATTACCAACCGCTCATACCGCCGTTGGGCTTCTTATCACCACTGTCATACTTGTTGCCATCCATCTTTCCAAGGAAGACATCAGCATCACAACCAATATGTGACAGTGCTTTAGTCAGGCCATCAGTGATAGCCATCTTCGGTGCGTCCTCTGCCAATCTGACTTTGGTCCCATCAAAGAACTTACGGCACCCAGTGAAGGGGCCGAATTTATTTTCGCGTGCGGTGTGCCAGACAGTAACGTGAGCTAGTACTGCGCTATCTCCATTGCTTACGTTGACAACCTCGGTGTTATTCTCCCAGCCCCAGCCAATACCAACAGGTCCGAACTGTTCAGTCATCTTCATGACTTGGTACTGTGGGTCGATAGCTGTGAAGCTGCGTGAACCAAAGCTAATCTTCTTTAGATACTTTGGGTCTGACGCGCAGAGCTCATTCCATATGTCCATGTTACTCATTATGTTTTCCTTGTTGTGATGCGTAGTGATCCACGCTTGTCACGTTTGATTGTTAATAGATCGCAGTATACTTCACGCTCATCGCGACTAACCATTGCCTTCAAGTCTTTCTTAGAACTCTCAAACATCTTGGCTTGCTGCTCATATTCAAGATAGGTATGTGCTGAATCGATGAAGGCATTGTCTGTGCTGGCATCGCGCTTGACCATGTGATCGATCTCGATCTTGTCAATGTTGATTGATGGTGTGTCAACTCCGATGGGTTCACGATCTTCTTCGACGTGACGCCAGAAGTCTGAGACCACTGCCCACATTGATTCAAAGTAATCTTGATCTCTTGCGACATAGGCAGACTCCCACTTGTTGTTGCCGAATATGACTGACATCCAGATACCATCTGCATCAGCCAGACGAGCATACGTTTGTATCTGTGGCATGTAATACTCGATCACATTATCCATATTGTTCATGGCATTGGTGTGCTTGGCTTCAACAATATTGCCACCAAACATAGCATCGACTGTACCTTTTGCCGGCACACTGCCTAAGACTTTTTCAAACTCAAGTTGATGGTGCGACAGTACCGCATCATGCTCAGTCTCAAACCAATTAAGATTAAAGTCCTCAGTGTGTATGCCCATCTGAACAGCAATGTTACGACTGAGATCGTCGCTCTCTGAGCGACCTGTCTTAACTTGCCATAGCTCTAGCCAGTGTCCCTGCATAATGCGGACACAATCTGACCCTCCGATAAATCCTGTACGTTTCATTTGGTTCTCCTTATGTGATTAGTTTACTGCGTATGTGCAGTGTTTGCAACCCACTCATCGTATGGGTGTAGGTCTTCTTCTGTTATATGATACTCCTCAATTAATTTTTTGCGGTGCTTGCCGCGTAAATACATCTCAGCAACAGGCACTCCAGAACGAATGCGATTAGCGTTTAGCTGGTACGAGTCAGGCAAGGCATCAACTGTGTCTGTACGAGGCTCTGCGTGGCTCTTAGATACCTTTGACATAGCATCCATGAACTCTTTGACTGATGGTACAGTGCGTGTCTTCGCAGATTGAGTTACCTCTTTCGCTATGGGGGCGACGAGGGAACTCATCCGCTCTTTAGATATGCGACTTGGGATGTTGCGATTGATTGCTTCAATGATGTCCATAGCTACAACTGTGGGCTCAAGGTCTCTTGGCATGTTGAAGCGTCTGGCAATGTCAGACTTGAACCATTCTTTTAGAAATGAAATGCGTTCATCATAGTTCATTGAGCCAGCCCATAGTCTTCATTGATTCTTTTACCTCAAGTTCGAGGTCATCATCCCAGCGCTCACCGTTAAGCCAAGTGGATGCGTGAGGTATGAATTGTTTCTCAACACCTGTAGCATCACAGTGGGCAGCATACTCTTTAGCTGCGGCAATGATCTCATCGACAGGCGCTAGCTTGATAGCTCTGGTGAATGCAGTACGAGCAGAGCCTTTGCCGATGCGCCTTGGATAAGATTGCCAGAACGATTCGAACTCAGTCGTTTGATTTGGATGTGCCATTTTGGCACGCGAAGATAATGTATTATTATTAGCTAACTCTAGCTTAGTAATATTACTTACTACTTCGTGTGCCATTTTGGCGTCACCATTTTTGTTAGTCATGTCTTCCTCCATAGAAGTTAATTGATAAAGATTAGGTTTGTTTGGTTTTCTCCATACTCTTATGTATCCATGAAGCTCTAACCAGAGGATACATCTAGTTACTGTTCGGATAGGTATGAGCGTATCTTTAGATAGCCTTTGCTGAGAAGGAAAACATTCTCCTTCAGCATTGCTGTAAGTGGATAATGCAATAAGAATTACTTTTGCAGCAGTATTTTTTACTGGCATTAGTGCAGTATCTATCATAAGATCGTAAGTAATCACGTTGGTTCTCCACCATTTGATTGCGATAACTAGGGACGCTCTCTCCTCAACCGGAGCGTCCCTTTTTTTATCACAACATTATTCAATAGGCCACAAATCTCTATTGTTGACCAAGGTATAGTAGCCAACCACCTTACCATCCCCAACATCTTGACGATCACAAGTGATAGGCCAGCCTTTTTCTTTAAGTTCAAAGATTCTTGCAGATAATCTTAAGCATCCGAATTGATACAGTGCTTCGAGGGGTGTGATTGATTTACCTGTCTTTAGGTAATGCAGTATTTGTTTGTTCTGTGTCATCTTGGTTCTCCATTAGTTGTTCAAACACTTCGCCTTTTAATATTACAATTGTTTGTGGCTCTCCGTGTCTGCGTTTGTAGATAGCTAAGTCCCTTCCTTCTAACACACTGAAAGGACTAGGGAAATTTGATTTGTCTCTGTATTTTATTTCTCCTACCAGTTCGTGTCCCATGAGTTCGACTTTAATGTCTCCTCTATATTCTCCTCCCAGCGCTCCCGAGAGGGGCTGGCGCTTGGCTTTGATACCGATCTTCGTGAGCCACTCCACGATTTTTCTTTCGTGATAGTATCCTTTAGACTTATTCTTGTTTGCCATATGTCTCTCTCGTAACAGTTGATACAGATATACCAGTGCTTACTTCTGGTTCTCTCATGTCCATTTTTTAAGATTGCAACGAAGTCTCTGACTGTAAGTTCGCAAGAGTCACATCTTGCTCTGCCTTTTTTTAACTTCGATTTCGTACCCAAGAGCGTCTAACCAACACACAAGCATGAACCCAGATGGGATTCTCTTGTGTGTTTCCCATTTGTGGACAAGCGAAGCAGTGCATCCAATGTCATGAGCTAATGACTCTTGGCTTAAACCTTGCTCTGATCTTGCGTGTATCAATCCGTCCACCAGATTCTCGTAGTTCTCTGGTATAATCACGGGCTTCTTTAAGTGCGTAAAGTTTTTCAATTGCGGTCATCACCTTGATTGCCGTAAAGTATCTTAACTCCGTCTTTAAATTAATCGTGCGATAATAAGTAGAGGTAGGAACACCAGCTTGTTTAAAGGCTTTCAGAAGAGACACTTCTGTCTCCTCTGCTCTGCTTGTTAGTAATTGTAGGTATGATTTCATGCTGCATAATTGCAGCAATCACATTAACTAGTCAACCTTTTGTCTAGCTTCAGTAAATCTTCTTCGTATGCATCCCTGACATACTCGAGCAACATCTCTGCTACTGTCTCACATTCACATTGCTTTACTTCTGATGCTAACCAACTCAGTTGATCTTGATCTAGTCCTTCGATGATGGATGACACTGAACCAAGACGTGCGTATGTAGACACTCCAAACTTAAATGGGTTCTTAACTACTGGTCGCGGTATGATACCTGATTCTCTACCACGACGTATAGCTGAAGTAACTTTACCAGATTTGAAACCCAACTCTCGTTGAATCCTTGGTGCAGAATGACCAGACAAATGAAGCTCCCAGATTTTAATAGTATCTGGGGAGCGATCATAGTCCCTCATGTTATTCATCTTGTTCATGCTGTTACCTCTTTAGAATTTAATCTCATCATTGAGTTCTTCGTACTCATGATTAGCTTCCCATGCTGACGTTGCACGTACTAGGAATTTATCCCTATTAAACTTAGGGTTAGTAGCTGCAAGTACGTCAGCAATAGAGTGAAGGTGAGAGGGCCAGCTTACTAGCGGCCCAATCTTGTCAGCAATAAATTCATAATGACCTCGGCTCATCCGTGGTGCAGTCATGTTAGTTCTCCTCTTCTTCCATTAATAATTCTAATTTGTAATCAGTAAAGTATGCATCCTCATCTGATTTCAGAACGTAGTCATTCCAAAACTGAGGACCGTCATCACTTTTCTTGGGAGCAAAATCAAAAATACCTTGGACTTGATGTTGCAAACCTTGCAGTTCTGAGGCTTCATCCATTGAGCAAGTGAACCCTTCTGAAAGACTGTTTAATATTTGCTTTGCGGCATTGTGAAAGTTTAGAATTATAAGAAGTTCTTTCTCAGTAATTTGAGTTTTGTTTTTAAGCTTCATGTTAGTTCTCCTTGTTGAATGAATGCTTTGTGCGTCATTGCTTTGGCAATCATATCTTCTCGATTACGCCGAGCAACTTCTGGATTGCGTAGCTCTGAAGTATGCGAAGCCCAGTAGGTCATGGCATTGTACAGAGCCCACTTGTTATTACCTAAACTTGCACGTTCATTGTCCCAGATACCGAGTAAGTTCTCTAGCTGTCGCTCGTTTGATTTATGCACAAGCTTCTGACGCGATGGTGTCTTAGCTAGTGTATGCTTGAAGAAGTACTCAGCCATTTCGTTAGATACATTTGTCTTCATCCACTCAACCCATTGGTCTTTGCTGTTCATGAAAGCATCGATACCATTGACCATCTTGGCTGCGCTGCCTTCGATGTTAATTGATTGAGTGTGTTTGTATCTGCTTCGAGCAGTACCAACTGGTGAGGTGCATCCATTCAAGCACCATAGCCGTAAGCCATCGGCTGCTTGAGAGAAAGACCACGTTGCATCGTATGAATTAAAGAAGCTGATGCGGTACTTAACGATGTCACCAACAGCGGGTTCGACTGTAATATTATTAAATAAGATTTCACCTCGAAGCTTACGACCACCATCGATGACAGTAGTAGTTAGCTCGTAGTCATTAGATAGATCAGCTTCTTTGAGAGCATCCATTGTACTGTTGACCACATCATCGTGGCTGAGAATGCGATAGCGTGAGCCATGAACACCAAGCACTTCGTTGGTATCTGTGCGCATGACAGCTTGAGTGCCATCGATTTGATTGCCGTACATGTCGTAGACGGATTGGGTTTCAACTGGAAAGTCCCAGTCGTTGGTGGAATTTAGTGTACTGAAGTCAAGCATTTGATTCTCCTAAGATGTTTAATAAATCTAATTTTAATTCCGCCAGAGTGATTTTAGTTGACGAGGGAATTGCATCAGGGACGACGCTTTCAATGGTAGCGAAAGCAGAATGTGCAGCGTTGATTGCTTGCACTTTTTCATTAATGTTTTTAATTTCCATTTGAATTTGCTTTTTCCTTTTTGTTTGTAGCATTTAACTGCTGTGAAATTTCGCCGTGTAGACTGGCAAGCTGGGCCTCGCCACAAGCGTAGTGAAGCACAGCAAGTGTAACAGGAGAAAGGGCCAACCTCTCGGTCAGCCCTAACTGTCTTATTATATATCTACGCCAAGCGCCTTCAGCTCGGCTAGTTCCTCCTCTCCAATATCATTTGCTCCTGTATTGGATGCCGGCACATTACCTTTGTGTGTTGAGAAGCCTTCGCCGAACTCACTTTCGTAAGCTACCTGTGCGTCCTTTAGCTGCGACTCAAGAAACACAACGGCGTGCTGTGCTGCGTGCGCTTCAGCTTTCGACGACTGAAAGTTATTCTCTGAGATCTCAGTACCGTCGCGACGCATGAGCCAATGCTTCACCCATTGGTTCTTCTGTGCTAGGCGATCTTCTTGCTTGGGTAACCAATACTCAGCAAACCTGATCTCCTGTTGCAGCTTCATCATTCGTAGGAAGCGCATCGTATCGACCATCTTCCAACCGTCATTCTGAACACCGAGTCCTGTGGCTGCTCTATCGTTGCTGCTACGGATGTATAATTCCATCTCGTTGGAGTATGTATTCTGAATGAAGCCTGTCATCGAGACCTTAGTTAGTTCCTCGATCTGTGCTTTCTGGATTGCGATACGGTTCGCTTGCGCTTTAGTTGTAGTTGTTTTAGTCATCGCTATGTTCTCCTATGTTTATAGCTATTGTCTTTACCGCAAGCCGCGTTCGGGTGGTGGCTGTCAACGGCCCGAAGGCAACGTTTAGCCTTGACAGGTGCGACCCGAATGCGGCAGCGCTCTTTATTCTCTTTAGTTTAGTT